GACTGGGCCGCCAGCCATCTCAAAGTGCTGGTGTTCCGCCTGCGCCGCAAGCTCAAGCCCATGGGGCTGAGCATCGCCAACAGCCGCAGCGAGGGCTATGCGCTGCGCGCCGACCCCGAGGTGATCCACGCCGCCCGCCGCTTCGCCGCGCGGCGGCGCGCCGGCTAGATGCGCGCGCGCCAACGCGGCCGGCGGCATTGCCGGCGCTGCGGCGAGGCTTATTCCAGCGCGCCGGGCCTGGCTGGAGACTGGCTGGGCAGGCTGTGCCCGCTCTGCCGCGACGCCCGGCTGCAGCACCGGGAGGCGCGGCGGGCGTTCCAGGCGCGGCTGTTCGCGCTGCGGGCGCAGGGCGTGAGCCTTACCGCCTGCGCGGCGGCGCTCGGGGTTGCAATCCACCATGTGCGCGCCGCGCTGCGCGCCGCGGCGCGGCAAGGGAGGCTGTCATGCGCATCCGCTGGACCGACGATCTCAAGCGCCGCGCCGCCGACCTGTCCGCCGCCGGGCTCTCCGCCGGCGCGATCGCGGCCCAGCTCGGCGTCACCAAGGACCAGGCCGCGAGCGCCATGACCTATTACGGCCTCTACGCCTCGCCCGCCCGTCCGCGCCAGCGCGCGGCGACGAGCGAGAACGCGTCATGAACGGCGAACTCTGAACGGGAGACTGCGTGTGCGCGCGATCGATGTATCGGACTTTGGCATGATCACGCCGCCGCGCGATCGCGGCCCTGCGCCGGAACTGCGCTGGCTGCCGATCGAGCAGCTTGTGATCGATGAGGGCTATCAGCGGCGCATCACGGAGCAGGGGCGCAAGAATGTGCGCCGCATCGCCGAGGCCTTCTCCTGGGCGTTCTTCGCGCCCGTGATCGTGTCGCCGATCGAAGGCGGGCGCTACGCCATCATTGACGGCCAGCACCGGACCACGGCGGCGGCGCTGATCGGCGTCAAGGAGGTGCCGTGCGCGCTGGTGATCGCCGATGCGCAACGGCAAGCCGCAGCCTTCCGCGCCATTAACGCCAATGTGACGCGGCTGCTCAAGACGCAGCTCTACCATGCCAAATTGGCGGCCGGGGATGAGACGGCGCGAACCGCGCAGGCGATGTGCGAGGCCGGCGGCGTCGTCATCCCGCGCACGCCGTCGAACTGGGCGGAGAAGCTCACCCACTGCATCGCCGTCCAGGCGATCGAGCGCATGGCTCGGAATCATTATCGCGCCGGCGTGCTGACGCTCAAGGCTTTGCGGGCCGCCTCCATCGCCAGCGAAGTGACGTGCCTGCGCGCGCCGGCCATCGATGCGCTGTTTGATGTGCTGGTCGATGCGCCGCAATGGCGGGAGGATGAGAATGCGCTGATTGCCGCGGTCGCCGACCTGCCGATCGATGAAATGCTGGCGGACGCGAAAGCCGCGGCGACAAGGGTAAAAGGCGCATCCGCGCGCGATCGGCTTGCCGCCGCGCTGGTCGACGCGTTCGGGCGCGCCTTTCAAAAGGCCGCCTGATGCCGGTCACCTTGTCATTTGGGGCATCGCTGTCATGAAAGGCATCGCCTGCGCCTTCGAGGGCCGGCTGGGGCGCGACGCCGAGATCAAAACCGCGCGCGCCACCGGCCGGCGCTATGTCGCGCTCTCCGTCATCGAGCCTGAGGACGAGCAGTGGATCAATGTGGTGGCCTGGTCGGAGAGCGTCGCCGCGATCGCCGCGCATCTCACGCAGGGCGTTCAGCTCTACATCGAGGGCAGGCTGCGGCTGCGGCATTGGGAGAGCGCCGAAGGGCCGCGCTCCGACCTCTCCGTCTCCGCCGCGCTGATCCAGCCGATCGGGCTGATCGGGGCGCGCCGGCCCAAACCGGAGCGGGCCACGGCCAAGAAGAACACCAAGCGGAAGGCTTCGGCCAAGAGCCAGGCGCCGCTGGAGCCTGCCCCGTTCAACGATCGCATTGATGATCTATTCTGAGGTGACACGTGATGCGAAGCTTTCTGAAGCGCGGGATCATCACGCTCTATTGCCTCGGCTTCGTCAGCCTGGAGCGGACGCGGACGTTCATTGACCGCTTCCAGCTATGGGAGGCGTAGCTCATGGACGACGTCAGCGAGCTGTTTCACCGCGCAATGGCGGAGCGCGGCCTCCGCACGCAGCGGATCGAGGCGGACGGGCGCATGCACCGCTGCGGCACCGAGCGCCGGCCGCGCGGCAAAAATGGCGTCTACTGCCTGCACCTCGACGGCGCGGTCCCGGCCGGCTGGTTCCAGAATCATGAGGACGGGCTCGGCGTCACGAAATGGCGCGCCGAGCGCATGGGGTCGATGACGGAAGCGGAGCGCCTGGCCTGGCGGCAGGCCGTGCAGAAGCGCCGCGCCGAGCGCGATGCGGAGACGGCCGCGCTCAATCTGAGCGCGGCCCGCCGCGCGGCCCGGATTTGGCAGCTTGCCTTAGACCTCGCGCCGGACCACCCCTATCTGGCGATGAAGCGCATTCGGCCGCATGGCGCTCGCGCCTGGCGCGGCCTTTGCGTCATCCCGATCCATAATGCTGTCGGCGGTCTTGTCAGCCTGCAGTTCATCGGACCGGACGGCGCCAAGAAATTCCTCACCGGCGGCCAGAAGCGCGGCTGCTACACCGCCATCGCCGAGCCGGACCAGGAGCCGGAAGTGGTCTGCATCGGCGAGGGCTTCGCCACCATGGCGAGCGTCCATGAGGCGACCGGCTATTTCTGCGTTGCCGCCTTCGACTGCGGCAACCTCCTGCCGGTTGCTCAGATCTGGCGTCGCAAGCTTCCTGCGACGCGCATCGTCCTGTGCGCCGACAACGACAAAGCGGGACTGGCGTCCGCCGCTGCGGTGGTCCGCGCCATCCCCAACTGCGCCGTGGTATGGCCCGATTTCGGCGAGGGCCGCGCCGGATGAAACCAACGGATTTCAATGATCTCGGCAATCCGCAGCGCATCAGGGAGCGCGTCGAATGGGGCGCGATGATCCAGCCTCCGCTCAAAGGCCAGGACGGCAAGCCGCCCAAGACGCCCTTCATCCCGCCTGAGGCCAGGCGGGCCTCAAGTTTTAGGAACAGCGAGCCGCCGCCGCGCGAATGGCTGGTCGAGGGCTGGATACCGGCGAGCGACGCCTGCTTGCTCGGAGCCGATGGCGGCACCGGAAAAACCCTGCTCGGGCTGCAGATCGGCTTGGCCTGCGAAACCGGCTCGCTCTGGCTCGACATGGCCGTCTTGGATTGCCCCGTCGTTTATTATGGCGCGGAAGAGCCCTGGTCAGAGCTGCATCTTCGCTATCGTGACGTGGCCAAGCCGGTGCTCTATCCGCCGCTCCATGCTTTCGAGCTGATCTCGGTGGCCGACCGCGAGGATGCGGCGCTGATTGAGATCGGCGAGAGCGGCAAGCCGGAGCCGACCCCGATGCTGGGCTGGCTCGAAGGACGCGTCAGAGCGCTCGGCGCGCGCCTCCTGATCCTCGACGCCGCCGCCGATGTGTGCGCGATCAACGAGAATGACCGCAACCAAGTGCGCCGCGCCGTCGCCATCTTGCGCGGCGTCGCCATCCGCAACCGCTGCGCCATCCTGCTGCTGGCGCATCCCTCTGTCGAGGGCATGAAGTCCGGGCGCGGCTATTCCGGCTCGACGCACTGGAACAATGCGGTGCGGGCGCGGATGTATTTCACGACGCCGATCTCCGCCGAGGGCGACGAGATCGATCAGGATGCGCGCGTGCTCTCACTGGAGAAGGCCAACCGCGCGCGCAAGGGGCAGAAGATCAAGCTGCGCTGGAGCGAGGGCCGGTTCGTGGTCGACCACACCAATAGCCTGGAAAACCGCACGGCCGTCGTGACCGCCAAAGAGACCTTCCTGGCGATCCTCAAGCAGCTGGTCGCGCAAGGCCGCGCGACCAGCGTGGGCGCGAACCTGAAGGCCCGGAACTACGCGCCTCGCGTTTTTGCGCGTCACCCGGATTCATCTGGCATCAAGGAAAAGCTATTCGAGCGGGCCATGGAAGAGCTTTTCAAGGATGGCATCCTCAAAATAAAAACCGAGGGACCGCCCTCAAAGCGGCGCGAATACATCGAGATCACCAATGAAATCTATGTGTGACGCGTCTGGCGGGGCGATGTCGAGGATGCTTCCAAGACCTTCCAAGACCTTCCAAGACCCATATATAGTGGTTCCAAGACCTTCCATGTCTATATATAGTGGGTTCAAAGACCCTTCCAAGATCGCGCGCCGCCGCAAAAAAGCGTTGAAAATCAACGTTCCAAGACCCTTCCAAGACCTTCCAAGAGGTTCGCTTCATCCCCCCCCGTACCCCCCCCGCGCGCGCGTGTACGCGCGAGGGCTACGCTGGGGGCTGCGCCCTCGGCGTAGGAGCGCGCGGAAAAACTTGGAAGGGGCTCTCGCCGGAGAGCGGCCATGACCCGCGGCCGCCGCGTCAAAATCAACATCGCCACCCCATCCGAGCCGGTCTGGCTGGAGCGCATCGAAACGCCGATGACGCCGCGCGCGGTGCGCGAGCAGATGCTGCGCGCGCCGGAGTGGTTTACAGCCGAGCAAGCGAGGCGCTGGCATGACGAGCGTCTCGCCGCGCTGCCGGGCCTGCTGACCTCGCTCGATGCGCTCTTGACCGATGAGGAAGCCGACTGCCTGGAGCGGTTTCTCGACTGCGAGGCGCTGCTCGCCGGCAACGCGCCCTGCGGCGATTATGACGGCGACAGAGTCCAGAGCTCGCCGCACCGGCGCTCGCCCCTGCCTGACGCCTCGATGGCGCGGCTCAAGGCGCACGCCGCCGGCAAGGCGCGGCTGTCGGCGCCCTCGCGCGAGGCGATGCTGTTCTTCATGGCGCAGATGTGGGGCTGGGACGGCGCGCCCTCGGCGGCGCAGGCCGCGATGCTGCTGGGGCTGCCAGGGCGCAATCGGCGGCGGGCGTTCGAGGAAGCCGTCAAGCGCGCCGGCGCGGAACTGGCGGCGATGGGGTATTGAGCGGCGGGGCGATGGCGAGGCGCAGCATCAGACATCATTTTATACAGATATACAGATAATAACTGTCTTCTAGACGGAATCAATCCGACCAACTCCCCAGAAAAAGGGGCTTGTCAAGCCGCTTCACACAGGATAGGCTCCAAATCCTAAGATCGCCGCCCTGCACCCAAGCCCCGCGAACGCTTCGTTCGGCGGGGTTTTTTGATGGCTGAACCCGAGGCAGACATGCGCGCAGCTCGCACTCGCATAGGCCGTGTAAAGCTCAACGGCGGCGCCGAATTGAGGCTTCTGCCGTCCGCGGTCGAGGCGCGCACCGCCGCCTCTTTCGCCGAGTTCGAGCGAGCGGCGGCATGGACGCGCGAACTCTACGCGAAGGATTTCGCCGGTTTCGTGCTGATCCCTTGGACGTCACAAGGGGAGCACAACACATTCGTCGTGGCCGCCGGTCCATACCCGCAGATCAACGACTTGCCGCGATGGGTGCCCGAGGCGCTGCGCCGTGACGCGGCAGAGCGCGACGCGAGGTGCGTCATTGACAGGACTTTTGGCCTTTGACAGCCATCAAGGGGCGGCCGACGCTGTACAGCCCGGAGATCGCCGACACGATCCTGGAGCGCATCGCCTCGGGCGAGACGCTTCGCCAGCTGTGCCGCAGCGAGGGCATGCCGGCGGAAAGCACAGTGCGGTTGTGGGTGCTCGATGACCGCGACGGCTTTTCTGCGCGTTACGCGCGCGCGCGGGATATGCAGCTAGAGAGCTGGGGCGACGAGACGATCGAGATCTCCGACGACGGCTCGAATGATTGGATGCTGCGCGAGGGCAAGGACGGCGAAACGTCCTGGGTGTTGAACGGCGAGCACGTGCAACGGTCCAAGCTGCGCACCGAGAGTCGAAAATGGATCATGTCGCGCCTCAAGCCGGAGCGCTATGGCGACAAGCTGGAGCTGAGCGGCAAACTCGACTTGACCCACAAGACGGATGACCAGCTCGACGCTCGCATCGCTCAGCTTCTCGGACAAGCAGGAGCTGGTGGCGCTGCTGGAGGAGAAGGCGCGCCGGGCGAGACGCCGTAAGCTGTTCACCGTCTACCCCGACACCGGGCCGCTGCGCCGGGAACTCTACCCCAAGCACCTGCAGTTCTTCGCGGCGGGCCTTCAGCACAATGAGCGGGCGGCGGTGGCGGCCAACCGCGTCGGCAAGTCGTTCGGGCTCGGCGGTTACGAGACCGCGCTGCATCTGACCGGGCTCTATCCGGACTGGTGGCCCGGCCGGCGTTTCGAACACCCGGTCGACTGCTGGGCGGCGGGCGACACGTCCGAGACGACGCGCGACATTCCGCAGCTCATCCTGATGGGCCAGGCGGGCGAATACGGCACGGGGCTGATCCCTGGCGAGAGCATCGTCGGCAACCCGACGCATCGCGCAGGCGTTGCGCAGGCCGTCGATACGGTGCGCGTGAAGCATGTCTCGGGCGGCGTCAGCGTGCTCGGCTTCAAAAGCTATGACCAGGGTCGCAAAAAATTTCAGGGCACCGCCAAACACCTGATCTGGCTCGATGAGGAGCCGCCGGAGGATGTGTACTCGGAATGCATGGCGCGCCTGATGACGACGAACGGCATGATGCTGTGCACCTTCACGCCGCTTGAGGGTCTGTCGAACGTGGTGCTGCGCTACATGCCCGACATGGCGCCCGATCCGGGGTAGCAGTCTTGAGCCGCTTCTGCGTGCAGATCGGGTGGGACGATGTTCCGCATTTGTCCGCCGAGCAGAAGCGCGAGCTGCTCGACGCCTTCCCGCTGCATGAGCGCGAGGCGCGCGCCAAGGGCGTGCCCATGCTCGGTTCGGGCCGCATCTACCCGGTGGATGAGGCGCAGCTCATCTGCGAGCCTTTTCAGGTCCCCAGCTATTGGCCGCGCGCTTACGGCTTTGATCCTGGCTGGAAGATCACGGCGGCGATCTGGGGCGCCTGGGACCGCGACAGCGATATCGCCTATCTCATCTCCGAGCATTATATGGGCCAGCAGCCGCCGCAGGTGCACGCCGAGGCCATCAAGCGGCGAGGCGAATGGATCGCCGGCGCGTCCGACCCATCGGCGCATGGCGTCATCAACCACAAGGACGGCACCAACCTTTTACAAGAGTACCGTGATCTCGGCTTGAGCCTCGTCGAGGCAGACAACACCGTCGAGGCCGGCATCATGGCCTGCTACCGGCGCATGGCGTCGGGGCGGCTGAAGGTGTTCTCGACGCTGCCGAACTGGCTGCGCGAATACCGCATCTACCGGCGTGACGAAAAGGGCAAGGTGGTCAAGGAGAACGATCACGCCATGGACGCCATGCGCTATCTGATCATGACCGGCATGCAGCACGCCGCCACGCCGCCGATGGATGAAGAGGACGATCCGTTCCGCGCCATGCGGGGACGGAGCAAGGATACGGGGTATTGATGGGCTACGTCGCGACGAACACAGACGCGCCTCTCGACACCGGAGAACCCCTGCTTCTCGGCGAGGGCGACACCATGCCCGAAGGGCTGGCGGAGCAGCCCCTCGACCCGATCCAGCTGCTCGCCGAGATGGCGGCGCGGCCCAACATCGCCGGAGACCTCGCCCCGGACCTGCTGAGCGAGATTGCGGCGCGCGTCATCGAGGAATACCGCATCGACAAGGTGTCGCGGGCCGATTGGGAGGAGGAGGTGCGCCTCGCCACCGAGGCGGTGCTGCAGAAGGCCGAGCCGAAGAACTACCCGTTCGAGAACGCGTCCAACGTCAAATATCCGGTGCTCACCTCGGCGGCGCTGCAGTTCGGGGCGCGGACCTATCCGGCCGTTTGCCCCGGCGACCGCGTCGTCAAGGCCAAGGTCGTCGGCCCCGATCGCCACGGCCTGAAGCAGGCGCGCGGCGAGCGCGTCTCGGTCCATATGTCCTACCAGCTGACCAAGCAGATGAAGGGCTGGGAGGCGGACATGGACATGCTGGTCCATCAGATCCCGGTGGCCGGCCACGTCTTCAAGAAGGTCTACCGCGACCCGGTGAAGGGCCGCATCTGCTCGGTGATGCGCCCCGCCATCAACGTGGTGGTGCATCAGTCCACGCGCGACCTCGACAGCGTGCCGCGCATCACCGACGTGATCGACGATCTCTACCCGCACCAGATCGACAGCCGCATCCGGGCGGGCACCTTCATCGCCTTCGACTACGGCTCCGCGCAGCCGCGCGCCGATGCGGGGGCAGGCGGCGCAACCGCCGCGTCGCCGTCGGACGCCGATGCGCCGCATGTTTTTCTCGAACAGCACCGCTATGAGGACCTCGACGGCGACGGGCTGCGCGAGCCCTGGATCGTCACGGTGCATGAGGCGACGGCGACGGTGGTGCGCGTCGTCGCCGGCTATGACATCGAGAAAGCCGAAGTCGCTCAGGACGGCGTGATCATCGACCTGCCGCGCGAGAACTACTTCATCGGCTATCCGTTCCTGCCCGATCCCAATGGGGGCTATTACGGCATCGGCTATGGCCGGCTGCTGAGAGCGCTGGGCGAGGCGGTCAACACCACGCTCAATCAGATCATCGACGCCGGCCACCTCCAGAATGCGGGCGGCGGCTTTATCGGCTCGGGGCTCAATGTGAAAAAATCCACCATGCGGGTGGAGATGAACAAATGGACCATGCTCAGCGCCGCCGGCAAGACCATCCGCGAGGCCGTTGTCCCGCATGATTTTCGCGGCCCTTCACCGGTCTTGTTCCAGGTGCTGGGGCTGCTGCTGGAGGCCTCCAAGACCGTCGCGTCCGTGCAGGACGTGCTGACCGGGGAGGCTTCGGCCAAGACCATGCAGCCGACCACGCTGCTGGCGCTGATCGAGCAGGGCCTGAAGGTCTACACCTCCATCGTCAAGCGCCTGTTCCGCTCGCTGGGCGAGGAGTTCACCCGCATCTTCGATCTGAACCGGCGCTATCCGGACGAGGCGGAATATCAGGCGGTCATCGACTGGGAGCCGCCCGAGCACCTTGTCAAGGCCATGCAGGCGTTCCAGGAGCTTAAGGCGATGCACCCGCAGGCCGCGGCGGCCGCCGCGGCGGAAGGCGCGCCGCCCCCGCCCGAGCCGCAATTACCGTTTCCCGAGGCCATGCTGCGCCATCTTGAGCAGCCGACGATGGCCGGGGATTACGACGATCTGGGCTGCGATATCGTGCCGGTGGCCGATCCGAGCGCGGTCACCGACATGCAGAGAATGGCCAAGGCCCAGATCATCGAGGCCAATATGGGCCACCCCAACCTCAACCGGGAGCAGGCGCTGCGGCGCATCTTCCAGGCCGCCAATGTCGAGGACGCCGATCAGCTGGTGGTCGCGACCCCCGCCGGCCCCGATCCGCTGCTGGCGGAGAACGCCAAGTCCCAAATCGCGCGCAACTACGCCGGGGCCAGGCGGGACGAGGCGCAGGCGGCCAAGACGGAGATGGAGACGCAAGGCGTCGCCCAGGACATCGCCGCAGATTACGCCGCCATGGCGTCGGGCGCGGCGGACGAAGATCGGGCGCTCTCGGCGGAGACCCGGCGCTTGCAGGAGAACAAGACGCAGCGCGAAATGGCGCTGAAAGAGCGCCAGCAGCAGACGGCCGAGCGGGACATGAGGGCGCGCGCCAGGGGCGAGGCCGCATGATCAAGCCGACGCGGGAGCAGTTCGAGGAGTGGCGCTCGCACCCTGTCACCGAATGGGTCATGGACCGCTTCCTCGCCGCCGAGATGCGCCGCACCAGGGGCGCGTTCGATGAGCGCGCCTGGGCGGGCGGGGTCGACGCCGCCGATCACCGCGTCTACCGCGAGCGCCATGACACCCTGGACTGGGTAAGGGGGCTCGACATGGCGACGATCGAAGACAGCCTGAAGGAGCAGGAATGATGGACGGTGCACAAAGCGCGCGCTGGGAGGACGATCCCGCGGCCAATGTCGTGGGCGAAGGCGAGGCGCGCATCAACGATAGCGGCATCATCCCGACCGAATTCAAGGTGCTGGTGCTGCCCGACGAGAGCGAAACCGAGCTGCGCGCCAGGCGCGCCGGGATCATGGTGCCGCAGGATGCCGCCGACCATTACCGGCATGCGGCGGTGACGGGGCGCGTGATCGCGATGTCGCCGGCCGCGTTCAGCTATCATGACTGGCCGCCCGGCGCGCGTCTCGCGCAGCCTGGCGACCGCGTGGTCTACGCCCGCTACGCCGGCATGCGCGTCAACGGCCGCCCGTTCGTCTCGGGCAAAGGGCATGAGCAGCAGGTGGAATATCGCCTGCTCAACGATAAGGATGTGGCCGGCATCCTGGAGTGGTGACGATGAGCGAGCCGTTTCTGACGCTGCTGCAGGCGATCGGGGCCTTCGCTCTCGGCTATGCGGGCGGGCAAGCCCTGCTTTATCTGCTGCGGCGGGACGATAAGCGGGGCCCCAAGGGCTGGCCGATGCGCGGCGAAGCGGAGCCGCTTCCCGCCGCCCAGCCCGAGCTCAGCGAGGCCGACTTCCGCCTTATCGACAATTGGGCCAAGCTGAACCCATGGTATCTGGCGGACCCTGTGCTCAGGCATGAGGCAGCGGTCATTCACGGGCGCCTGAACAGCACTAGGCCTGATTTGACGCTCATCGAGAACCTGGCCGCGGTGACGGTGGTCATGCACGCCAGGCATGCGGAGATCGTGCCGAGCACCCTACACTGACGCAACAGACCACAACCGATTGAGGAAGGATGCCCGGCGAGATGCCGGGTTTTTTATGGCCGATGCAAGACCGGGATCATAAGGCGACAGACGCCGAAGACGAGGCCTTAGAGGCCGCAGAAGAGGGCGGCGAAGCGCCGTCCATAGAGAGCGAAGCGCGCGCGCAGGGCTGGGCGCCGCGGGAGGAGTATCGCGGCGATCCGCAGGATTGGGTGCCGGCGGAAGAATATGTCCGCATGGGCGATCCGAAATATCTGCGCAAGGCGCTGAAGGACACCCGCAGGGCGGTGTCGAAGCTGGAAGAGACCATTGCGCAGAAGGACGCCGAATTCGGCGAGCGGCTGGCCCGGTTCGAGCGGATGAGCAAGGCGCAGCGCGCCAAGCTGTATTCCGATATCGAGGCGGCCCGGCGCCAGGCCGTCAAGGACGGCGACGAAGAACGTTATGACGAGCTGAACCGGGCGGAAGCCTCTCTTTACGAGCAGGAAGAGGCCGCCGCGAAACCCGCGCCCAAGGCGACGGAGCGCCAGCCGTCCGAGCCGCATCCCGATGTCGAGCGCTGGGTGCAAGCGAACCCGTGGTTCGTCAAGGACAAAGCGCTCAACAGAGTGGCGCAAGGGATCCACGAGGAGCTGATGGACACCGAGCCGCATCTGAGCATCGAGGAGAACCTGGCCCGAACCCGCGCCGAGGTGATCAAGCGCTTCCCGGAGCGGTTCGGGAGGGGCTCAAAGCCTCAGGCCGGCGGCGGTCATAGCGCCGTCGAGAGCGGAGCGCGGGCGCCGGCCGCCAAGGGCGGCAAGGACTGGTCCGCGATCCCGGCCGAAGACAGGGCGATCATGAAGCGGCATATCGAAGAGGGTCTGTACAAGGACCAGGCCGAAGCCGCCCGAGTCTATTGGAGCTGATCATGGCGGACACTCAGAAGAAACAGCAGGCCCGCGAAGACCGGGCTGCGGCGGTGGCTGGCGAGCGCCGGCGCCGCAAGGACACCAGCGTCAACGCGCATCTGCGCTTCGCCGTGCCCGATCATCTGCGCGATGACGAGACTTACCGCTATCACTGGCTGATCGACCGGCCGGGGCGGATCGTGCAGAAGACGAAATACGACGACTGGGACTTCGTCGAAGAGCCCGAACTGGCGGCGGACGGCCGGCAGACCGGGGCCGGCACCCGGATCGAGCGCCATGCCGGCACCGACAAGGAAGGCAAGCCGATCCGCGCCTATCTGGTGCGCAAGCTGCGGGTCTATGACGAGGCGGACAAGAGGGCCGCGCGGGCACGGCTTGATGAGAGGATGGCCGCGATCAAGCGCGGCAAGCCGGCCGATGAGAATGGTCAGTCCACGGTCGGGGACGGCTCCTATGTGCCCAAAGGCGGCATCGTCATCCAGGAAAACTACAAACCCTAAACGGCTGCATCCGGCGGCAAGACAGTTGAGCGTTTACCGCGAACCGTAAACGTGCGCTCACGCGCCTGCCCAGCCCCTATTCCAAGGACTCATCGACATGCCAAATGCTGATACGCCGTTCGGGCTGAAGCCTGTGCGGCACATGCTTGGCTTGCCGCTCAACGGGGCGGTCAAGCCGTATTACATCCCTGCCAGCTACGGCACGGCGCTGTTCATCGGCGATCCCGTGGTGAAGACCGGCACCGCCAACACGGCCGTCGTAAAAGCGCCGGGCATCGGCAGCTTCGGCGTGGGCACGCTGCCGGAGATCAACAAAACGGCGGCGGGCGACGTCGATGGCAACACCAAGCGCATCACCGGCGTCATCGTCGGGTTTTCGGCGGACCCGAATAATCTGGGCCGCATCTACAACCCGGCCTCCACCGAGCGCATCGCCTATGTCTGCGACGACCCGTTCACGGTCTTCGAGATTCAGGCGGACGGCGCGATCCCGGCGACCTCGATCGGCCTCAACGCGGTGCTGATCTACACGCATGCCGGCTCCACCGTCACCGGCCTGTCCGGCGCCGAGCTCGACACCACCTCGGACGCTCCGGCGGCCGACGCCTCCAATCAGCTCATCATCCTGCGCGCCGTCAACCGCGAGGACAATGACACGACCATCACCCATGCCAAGGTTGAGGTCATGATTAACGCCCACACCGAAGCGCCGGGTTACACCGCCGCCGGCGACGGCACGCTCGGCATCTAAGGGAGATCACCAATGCCTGGAGTCATCACGACCGGCAATCACCCCAAGGCGCTGTGGGAAGGCATCCAGCGCTGGTGGGGCCGCGAATATGCCAAGCACCCCAAGTTCCACACCGAAATCTTCGAGAACAAGGGGTCGAGCAAGGCCTATGAGGAAGACGTCGAGCTGACCGGCTTCGGCCTGGCTCCCGTCAAGGCCGAAGGGGCTGACATCTCGTTCGATTCGGAGACGCAGGGCGCAACCACGCGCTACACCCACGTCGCTTACGCGCTTGGCTACATTGTCACCAAGGAAGAGCTCGACGACAACCTCTACGAGGTCGTGTCGCGCCGCCGCTCGACGGCCCTTGCGTTCGCGATGGAGACCACGCGCCAGATCGTGGCGGCGAACTTCTTCAATCGCGGCTTCGATTCGGCCTATACCTTCGGCGATGGCAAGGAGGCGTTCGCCACCGACCACCCGACGGCGAGCGGCAACCAGTCCAACGAACTAAATCCGTCAGCGGACTTCTCGGAAGCGGCGCTCGAAGATCTGATCATCCAGATCATGGACGCCAAGAACAGCCGCGGCCACAACATCGCGCTGCGCCCGGTCGATCTGATCATCCCGAACAACCTCGTCTTCGAGGCGACCCGTGTGCTCAAGTCCGAACGTCAGAACGATACCGCCAACAATGCGGTGAACGCAGTCCGCAGCCTGGGGCTGCTCGGCAAGGCGCCGATCGTCAACCCCTATCTGACCGATACCGACGCCTTCTTCGTGAAGACGAATTGCCCCGCCGGCTGGACGTTCCTGAACCGCAAGGAGATGGATTTCGACCAGGACAACGATTTCAACACCAAGGGCGCGAAGGCTGCGTCCTATATGCGTTTCGCGGTCGGGCACACGGACTTCCGCGGCGGCTACGCGTCCGCCGGAGCGTAAAGCTGACCCCAGAGCGGCCCCTGAGCTGAGGCCGCTCTGGGGCGCCCCGCAACGTTCTCAACCATCGCCTTCCTCAACCGGACCGCTCATCGCGGTGATAGGGGAGAATTTCCATGCCTGTTTCCAATTACCCCGGCGGGTTCGCCGACGGCGTCACCATCCGCGGCGTGCCGCTGCTGTCGGCCTATCCCGGCAAGGCGTTCTGGGTCGACAGCGTAAACGGCTCCAACGGCAACCGCGGCACCTTCGACCGGCCGTTCGCCTCGATCGACTTCGCGGTCGGGCAATGCCGCGCCAATCGCGGCGATATCATCATGGTCAAGCCCGGCCATGTCGAGACGGTGACGGCCGCCGGCGGGCTCGACCTTGACGTCGCCGGCATCGCCATCATCGGCCTTGGCACCGGCTCGCTGCGCCCGACCGTGAACTTCACGACAGCCGTCGGCGCGGACATGGATGTCGATGCCGCCAACATCACGGTCTACAATCTGCTGTTCACCGGCGGCATCGACGCGCTGACCGGTCCGATCGATGTGAACGCGGCCGACTTCGCGATGGTCAATTGCGAGACCCGCGACGTGACTGGCGAGGCGACGAACTTCATCGTCACAGACGCCAACGCCAACCGCCTTCTGATCGACAACTGGGTGCATCGCGGCGCAGCCGCGGCCGGCGCCGACACCGCGATCACGATCGTGGGCGGCGACGGCATCACCATCAAGAATTTCTGGATCGACGGCAACTTCGCGGTGGCCGCCATCCGAAACGTGACGACGGCAGCGACCAATCTCCACATCTATGGCGACGCGATGAGCTTTGCCCGCACCCGGAACGCGGCTGATGTCATCGTCACGCTGGCGGCGACGACCACTGCCAGCATTGGCCCGAACATCTACATGCGTCTCCAAGATGACGCGGCAAACATCACTGAAGCGCTCGTCGGCGCCGCAGCTCAGTTTTTTGCACCGTTGTTGATCGTCAACGCCAACAACGAGCAAGGTTTTGGCTGGAATGGCGCCACATCGGTTGACATTTGATGTATCGCAAGGTTGCCCATTATGGCGGCTGCCTTGCCGCTCTCATCGAGCACATGCATAAGCTTGAGCCTAAGCCAACGCTGCCGCTCGGCTACCTCACTACCGATCCGAAGACGACAGAAGCCATTTACCGGCCTCTCCTTGCGGCCCTGTTCCCTGGGGAATGGCTAAAGTGCTTCCTCTCTATCGTATGGCCGAACGGCAGCATCATGGCGCATCAGGACTTGGATGCGCCTGCATTGAATCGCCATCGGCACCACCTTGTCCTGAAAACCAACTCTGACTGCTGGTGCATGCACGATGGCACGGTCGAGCAACTCGACCTCGGCGGTATCTACGCCATTGATGAAACCAAAGTGCACGCGGCCATGAATTGGGGGCGTGACTTCCGCGTGCACTTCGTCGTCGACCGCTTAACGCAGGAGATTCACGCATGCTGACCGCAGCGACTGTTCGCTACATCGGTACGACCGGGCGACGTTCACTCCGACACAGATCTACCCGTAAGGGCTGACCCATGGCCAACACCATCACCAAGACGACGCTGCTCGATGGGGCGAACAACCTCGTTCAGCTCATCAATATTCTCGGCGATGCATCGGGCGATGAAACCAACACCCTGCTTGTCGACCGCTCGGCTTTCTCGGCGGCCGACGGTCAGCGCTTCTCCGTCCTGAAGATCGAAGGCCTGCTCTCCGGCTTCACGGCCGCGCTGAGCTTCGACGCCACGGCGGACCTGGTGTTCGTCCGCCTGCCCGATGCCGATTGGTTCTGCCACGACTGGCGCGATATTGGCGGCATCTCCTCCGACAAGGCGGGCGCCGGCGCGAATGGAGACATCCTCATCTCGACGACCGGGCTTGGGGCGGATAGCGGCACCTTCATTCTGCACTTGCGCAAATACTGATGCCGCCGCGCCATCGCTGGAAATCGGGGGACTGGCTGTATCAGTGCCAGCGCTGCGGCTTCACCCGATACGCCTCCCAGATTCGCGAGGAATGGACGGGGCTGCGCGTGTGCGGCTCCTGCTGGGAGCCGCGTCATCCGCAGGAGTTCGTGCGCGCGCGCCCCGACGACCAGACCGCGCCCTACGCCAATCCGCCGGGCGCGCCGCATTTTCTCGACGTCAATGAGGTGACGAGGGACGACCTGTAATGCCGCTGTCCGGCTCGACCGATTTCTCGATCAACGCGCGCAGCCTGATCACCCAGACCTTGCGCAAGATGAACGTGCTCGGCCTCACCCAGGCGCTCGACGCCGACGAAGCCGAAGCGGTCCGCATCGAGCTGAACCTGATGCTGAAGGGCTGGCAACGGTCCGGCCCTCATCTTTGGAAGAAGACCGAAGGCTCGATCACGATGACGGGCGCGGCCTCGTCCTACGCCCTGGCTGCAACGCTCAACCCGCTGCGCGTGCTCTCCGTGCGCTACCGCGACACCGCCGGGCGCGACCTGCCGCTGCGCCTCATGACGCGGGACGACTATTTCGACCTGCCGCTGAAGAGCTCCGCCGGAATCCCGACGCAGTTCTACTTCGACCCTCAGCTCGGGGCTCCGACGCTTTATGTCTGGCCGGTCAAGACGGCGGTCACGACGGAAACGCTGCGCGTCACCTATCAGAAGCGCCTTGACGACATCGACGATCTTGCCAACGACATCGATCTTCCTCAGGAGCATTTCGACGTGCTGCTCTACGCCCTCGCCGAGCGGCTGCTTGACGATTACGGCATCGAGGGCGAGGTGGCGCAGCGCATCATGGGACGGTCTCAGGCGCTGCTGCAGAGCGCGCGGGACTGGGAGCGCGAGGATGAACTCATCTTCGAGATGGGGCGGTAATGCCGGACGAACTGGACGGCCTGACGCCCTACGATCTGATAAAACTGCGGGTGGAGCTTGCCAACCGGCGGCGCGTTGCGCCGGAGGAGGCCGCGGCGAACCGGCGGCGCACGGCCGAGGAGGTGCTTGGCTTCGTGCCCGGCCCCGGCAACGCGCTTGCGGCGCGCGATGCCTATCAGGGCGCGCAAGCGGCGAGGGATGCGTTCAGGCGGGGCGAGATACGACGTGGTCTTGTGGAATCTGGGCTTGCCGGTCTGTCCGGTCTTGGCGCGGTTGTTGGACTTCCGTTTGGACGCGCCGCTGCCGCAGCGGCGCGTAACGGCCCGCTCACTGCCTACACCTTCCCGGCATGGCATGGTTCTCCGCATGATTTTGACCGTTTCGACATCTCTAAAATAGGAACGGGAGAGGGCAACCAAGCTTATGGGCACGGCCTATACTTTGCGAGCTCGAAGGATGTTGCGAAATATTATCGAGACACTCTTGCGGCTTACATTCCATCCAGCAATGCTCGTATCTACAAAGTGGAAATCGACACCGATCCCGAGCGATTGCTGAATTGGGACGCCCGTTTTGAGCGGCAAACACCAGAAGTCCAAAGAGCTTTGCGGGATCTGCCGGATACAAAAGCGTGGCGCGATGCAAAGGCGGAATGGGAGGCCATAAGGGCGGAGCGGGATCGCTATCTCAATCAAAATATCACGCGAGACATGTTGCCTTACGGGATGGAGTTGAACAAGCGCGAACGACGCGCTGCGCTCCGCGCGGAAGAGCTGGAGAACTTGTTCCACGAATACCGGCGCTGGACGGGAACACGGCCACAGATCAATGCGCTCAACGAGCTGGGCATCCCCGGCATCCGCTATTTGGATCGCAATTCGCGGGACGTAGGGGCCGGCAGTTCCAACTACGTCATATTCGACGACAAGCTCGTGAAGATCTTGGGTAAGGAATAATGCCGCCGATCCCGCTCGTCCTGCCGGCCTCCACCACCATCGGGCGGGACGGCCAGGTCGCCAACGCCCGCCTCGTCAACGGCTACCCGGAAATCTCGGGCGAAGACGGCAAGAGCGCCTTCGCGATCTATGGCGCGCCGGGCCTCACCCGCTGGGACAGCGGGTCGTTCGCGGGGGCGGAGCGCGGGCTGATCGAGCTGTCCTCCAGCGCGCTGATCGCGGTTCTGGGCAACCAGATCGTCTCCTTCGACGCCGCCGGGGCCGGCGCTGCGCTGGCGAACATCGTCGGCTCGGGACGGCTGCTGCTGGCGCGCAACCGGGCGGCGACGCCTCAGATCGGCATCGTCACGTCCGCCGGCCAGTATTATGTGCTGGCCGGCGGCACCCTCACCCTCAACGCCGACGCCGACCTGCCGGCGCCGAACTCGATCGACTATCTGCGCGGACGCTTCCTGTACGGCATCCCCGACGGGCGCATCTTCTGTTCCGCCGTCGATGACGGCACCTCGATTGGCGCGCTCGCTTTCGATGTGGCGGATTCGAACGCCGACAATCTGGTCCGGGTCTTCGTCAATGCCGGCTTCCTCTATGTGTTCGGGGTGCGCAGTCTTGAAATCTGGCAGGCCGACCCCTCGCTGGCCGGCCAGCCCTTCCCCTATTCGGCGGTGCAGCAGGACATCGAATACGGCCTCAAGGGCGCGCACACGGTCGCCAAATTCGAGAAGGCGCTGATCTGGGTCGATCAGAACGGCATCGTGCGCTATGGCCGCGACGGCTCCGCCGAGCGCGTCTCGACCCATGCGGTGGAGCGCTCGATCGCGGCGCTGACCTCCATCCAGCAGGATGAGATGGTGGGGTCGGTGCATGCCTGGCAGGGGCATGAGACCTATACGCTGAAAGGGGCGGCCTTCACCTGGTGTCTCGACCTGCCGCTCGCCCGCCGCCAGGGGTTCGAGCGGGCCTGGTACATGCGCCAGAGCTACGGGCTCGACCGCTGGCGCTGCAACGCCGCGATCCTGTTCGCGGGCAAATACATCCTGGGCGATGAGAGCGACGGCAAGCTCTATTTCCTCGATCCGGACGCCTATACCGAGAACGGCGCCGACCACGTGCTTGAAGTGTGGTGCCCGCATTCGCACCGCTTTCCCGAACGTCTCATCGTCGATGCGGTGGAGGTGGATGTCGTGTCCGGCGTTGGCCTCAACTCCACATCGAGCTGGAACGCCAATCCCGAGCTGATGATCGACTTCTCCGACGATGGCGGCAAAACCTTCGAGGGGGAGCGCCGCGCCTCGATCGGGCGTCTTGGCGAATACGGCCAGACGGTGCGTCTGAACCGCTGGGGGCGGTGCGCCAAGAAGGGGCGAATCTGGCGCCTCAAGGCGTCGGCGGCCGTGCTGAAGGGCGTCAACGGCGCCGCGGTCCACGGCCGGGCGACGCGCTAGGCCATGGCCCAAATCCCGAACGCCGACCTGCCGGTGGTCAACCCGGCCACCGGACGGATCAGCCTGGAATGGTACGCGGCCCTGCGCCGCATCGT